ACGACCCACTCCGATCAAACTGTAGGAATTTCCTTAACCTTATCCTTGATAAACTTGTACGTCTCAGCAGAGAGCATTACACGATCACCAATCTTCTTGCATTCACCTTCAGGAGTGTAATGCTTCCCAGACACGATAATAAATTCTCGTGGCCAGGCAGGTTCAGAAGCTTCCACAGTCACAGTAGCAACTTCTACTGCAGTAGGGGTTTCAATGACTTCCAGTGTAGCCTTGTTAGGCTCAGTGGAAACCGAAGTAGAAGTGGGAGTGGGAGTGGGAGTGGGAGTGGGAGTAGGAGTATTAGCCATGATTTACTCCATCACAGTGTATAATGGCAGATGCCGGACTGCAGCATCATATCATTACGAACACGCGGAATCATGATAGCCAGCACCTTAAAGTGCATGATAAAGCCTGCATGCGACTCCCACTCAACAGTCGTCGGCGAAATACCATTGACCATATCAACGGTATCCGAAGACATCTGCACAAACAGAACTTCACCGTTGCTAAGGTCCTTAGTCATCTTCACAGCCGAGATAAGCGGATTTTCCATAAACCGCTGCATAATGGTCTTATCAGAGCTGGTCTTAAAATCAGCACCGAAATGCACATAAGCATTAGCGGGCAGATAGACCACATACGGACCATACATGTTATCCGCAACGAGCTTGTCAACAATGGCAAGCTGATCAGCAATAATCTGATCACCCGTAGCAGACGCCCAATTCGCAGTAACCGTACCGGTATTACGATTCGGAGCAGTAGTATAACCGTAAATCGGATTCAACGAACCGAGTACAGTAGCACCCCGGAAAAGCATGGTTTCGATGGTTTCAGCCACCTTACGACCAGCAAGACCCGCCTGCGTAGTATCGAGCGGAGCACCAGTAGTACGAGAAGCTTCAAGCGCTCGCACGTTGATATTGAAGTCCTTGTGAATGATCGGGATGGGCATACCCTGCAGATCATAGATCACACGGTCATTCTGCGACTCAGAGATACCAGACATGGTGATCTCAGCCGCATCCATATCACCGATGCGTTCCCACTCAAGTCGGGTCTTACCCAGAGCATTGGGTAAATTGTATGTCAGACCCGCACTGAACAGATCAGCGACACCCACAAGACGCGATCGCGCAATCTCAATAACCTTGGTGTCGTACTGAATCCATTCATCCTTGCGCAGAGTACCATTGGTACGCAGCGCGTTTACGTTGAACCCGGACTGCAGCATTCGCGCAGCGAGCGAACCACTCGCACGAGCATTACCGCTACCCAGCCCGGTAACCGTATCAGTTAACTCGATAGGCATTGAATTCTCCTGGATCTAATAGTGATCAATCAGCGGATCAAAGCAGTACAACCTTGATACGAGTGCGAGAAGCACCCGCAGAGTTGTCCACAGCCTGGAGCGCCTGAGCGATCACAGAACCGGCAGGCGTATAGGCGTAGTTACCCGAGGTCAGCTGAGACGCAGCAGTACGCTTACGCAAACCGCCAGCACCATCAGACTCCAGAAGATCCCCAATAACGATAGCCGCAGCGTTTGCAGCAACGTTAGCAAGAACTTCATCACCGGTGCGAAGATATTCCGACTGCACATAGCTATTTGCGGCATAATCATCGCTGATCGTCAGACCAACAAGATCATTTTCCACAGCAAACAGCCGCGCCGCATCGCCCTTAGCTGTAGCATGGCGAGCAAGCTAGCCAGTACTATCAATCGTAAGCAGATCGCCTGGAGTGATAGTGCTCGCAGCAACAGCTTCCTTTCGGACGCCACGGCCCTTCAGAATGATTGTATTAGCCATTGTATATTTCCTTTAAGCCCGTGAATCACTTAGCCGGAAAAAGCGCCGGCATAGCAGGAATAGCTGTATCCTCAGCCGTATTTACACGGGGTGTAGAAACACCATTAAAGGACGGCAAGCATATCCACAGGCATGCCAGAAAGCTGCTCATCAGAAAACTTGCATCGACCCGAAGCCTTAAGCTGCGTGATCAGATTCGTCTTCTTTTCAGCATGAAGCTTCAGTCCAGACTGAAAGACTTCACGCATTTCCTCAGGCATCTCGCCCAGATACTCAGCCATGGTGCGCACTCGCGGCTCAGCTGGAGTCGACGCAACATTTACAGCGCTATTAAAAGACTGCACAGCAGCTTCATTAGCCGGAGAAACATTAGTCGTAGGAGTCGTAGGAGTCGCGGGAGTCGGCGTAGTAACTGCAGGAGTCGTAGTCGCAGAATGACCCACCGGAGCACCGGCAGTAGTCGCAGAATTATCAGCCATGGTGATCTCCCCGTTGGCCTGTCCCGTAGAATTGAGCACAACTTTACTGATCGGGACAATTTCAGTAAGTAAATTTACCATTTCGATGTCATTACCAAGCACAACATCTCGAGTATTTGTAACAGAATACGAACGCTGAAGAGTTACATATTCTTCCATGTCCGATTCATATGTATATGTTTCATACACCACTTTGCTCGTAGTGAATCCGACAACATAAACATATCCGTACTTACCCGGATTAAGAAGTTTAAATTCAGCGCGTAGAGACTGCGAAAGTAACATTCGCAGATCTCGATCCATCAGATTGTCTGGTACGGAATGAAAAAGAAGCCGAGTCAGTACAGCTAACTCGGTAGGCTCGGGAGGAGCCGAGTTATTTGTAGAAGCGTGGTCCGCATTCTGTGACGGTGTGCCCGACCCACTACCACCACAAGTGCATCCGCTCGAAGCAGAGAGTACATACTCAGACCACGCTTCTGTGGGTTCTGTTGCATTAACTCGTGGAGTACCACAGCCATCAGCAACAGAACACGCACCTTTTACTCCATCCGATAAGAATGCAAGATGATCTGGAACAATATTGTGCCAAACAGCTGCATAATCCTTACCGTTAAATCGTCCAGAAGTATGTTCAATATCAGTGAAGAGTCCAGTCGAAACTTCAACAATTGTTCCAGACTGAATACGTTCAACTGTAGTAGAAACTTCACCACCTAAGGTATTAACACGTTCGGTGTCAATCCACGCTTCTGTTAACAACTTTCCATCTTCAACATAGGTGTTAAAAAGCTGGCCAAAAGCATACGTTTCTAAAACTGTGGGCGAATTCGCTGAAACCGGCGTTCCATTGATAATAGGATGATTCATCACAACAGGACGACCATTCCATCCCTCAGGAACTTTACCAAACTCAGAAGCTGCAGCATATTCAGGCGTTGGCGATGAAAGTCCCTGTAGCACACCTTCTACAAGGGCTACAACTGGGACAACAATATGCTCACGACCCAAGTACATTTCTGTACGGATCGTTGAACTAGCTTGCGCCCTGAATGAAATACTTTTCTGGCTCATTTATTTGCCTCTTATGATCATTATAGCAGATCCAAAGGGACTTTGCAATCCCGCAATTTTTGGTCCTACATAAAAGAATGTCACATGTGCTTATGTGCCTTCCATTCGCGCTTTATCGGGAGCAAAGAAGTAGTAGTAGTGACATTGCGCTGATTATTAGAGTCCTCATTCTGAGCTATCATTACCATGTTCAAGATTAGTGCGATTATTGACCCCAGCATTGCCAGGAGTATTAGGATTGGGGTTATTAACATCTGGATTGGTATTTCCGAATGATGGTTGAACCGGGGGTAGAAACTTGTTCGGATCAACTTCCTTAATCGAAACTGGTAAAGTTCCAGTAGGAGTACCTACTAGAATTGGCATCTTTTCCCCAGGTCCAATCATTTCACGAGCCTCTTCGATAGATACAAGTTCCATCATACCTTCTTGGGCTTCACGAAGAGTTCGTGCAATATTTACAGCAGATCGTGCCATTTGCGCTGATGTTTGAGCACGTTCAAGAGGATTCATCTTGAACGTTTCCGGCCAAATAATATTATACTGTTCGACAATTGGTAAAATTCCAGCATTCTGCAATAACTGGATAAATGGCCGCAAGATTTTTGGTTCAGAATGTGTACGAATTCGCTCTTTAACTCGATTAGCCCAGTTAGCTCGGTCCTGCTGAGAAGCAAGCTGACCAACTTCAGCACCCAGCAACACTCGTTGCGGAATACCCGAAGCACCAGAAAGCAACGAGATTAGAACGTTGAATACACCCTTAGGATCAGCAATTTCACTACCAAGGTTAGTAATCTTAACACCACGTGTACGAATTACCCGGCGTAATTGGTGTTGATACTCATCAAGTTCTGCAGTAAGATCCTGCTGATCCTCATCTGATAAGTCCATCTCCTTATCAACATCCGCCTGCATACCACGATTACCAGTAAGCCAAAACGTTTCAGCAGCACCACCGACAACTTTTTCAAGGTCATCTAAACGGTTCATTAATGGCTCAAGCCGCGAATGCCCAAAGATCTGATTTTCCAGTGTACCTTCAGCAATATGTAGAATTCGAGACCAATGAACTCGAAACTTATTACGAACAATAAGCTTCGTAACACCGCTAATCACATTACCCGAAGCTTCTAACATCCCTGGGGTAATTTCATACATTGTTGGTTGGCCAAATCGCGGATTCGCCGTATCTTCTTCAAAAGCTAAAATCCGCGTAGACCCTTCAAGATACGGCTGCATATAAAGAATCTTGGTAGCTTTTCCAGGAGTTACAGGACTCTCAAGACTTCCGCCGTCATCAAAGCCGACGACGCACACGCTAAAAGCACCAAGACCAGCAAAAATATCAGTGCGACGAAGGTTCGCATAAACAATACCATCAGTTGTAATCTGTTTCCATTTCTTCTCAAATGTCTTACTTCCGCCTTCTAATTCAGGCGGATCTGTCCAAGTAGCATCACAAGGGGCATGAATAATTCGCTGTGCAATATCTTGGCGAAGATACTTGTCCAGATAATTCTGATGTGTCAATGTTCGGCTATATCCGAATACACCATAGAGGTCACGATTCCCTCCAAATGTGAATCCAAGCTTACTCCATGCCTTCATTCGCGAAAGCAGAGTGCTTACACCTTCGAAGCCCATTGGACTCTCCCAAATATTACAATGTAGTGCAGTGCAGTTTACCGTTCACTTATCGGCCGAATGTAATTCGATTACGTGAACGCGTAGCCATTTCAAACATAGCTTGCTTTCCAGGTAACGTTCTGACAGTATTGTTGGTTTTCTTCTTCTCACTCGGCGTTAATGGGCGTCCCCACGATGCCGATAGAATCTTCTTACCTGACAGCTCAATAAAACCTGACGCGGCAGTATCTACCTGATCGTCATTGATTCCACCCGGAAACGAATCAAATTCACGGATAAAAACATCATTCCATGGACCAGCTAATAAGGAAACATTGCCTGCTTCTGCAGCAGCCATAAATGGCTGTGCACGAACAAGTTTATCTTTATTAACCGGGATACCTTTAACATTACTTGTTGGGA